CTTGTCTCGTGCTCCGAAACTCCCGTCTGGAGTTCCTCGTGAATTGTTTAATTTATGATTACCGTCTTGAAAATAAAATCTGTAGTATTCTTCAAGCATCGATCTTGTAGCACCTAGATTATCATCATGCAGAACAATTCTTAAATCTTCATAATCTATTCTTGTTTGCAGATTCTTTTTTCGATTATATTGTTGTTTATTCTCAATACTTGCTCTAAATCCAGGCAAGTCGGCACTTTTTACAAGCACACCTATTTGCTTATTAAATTGTCTAGTATTGGGTTTTTGATTATCTAACGCAGGTTCAAAAACAACATGATATAAAAATTTTACCTTTGGTGAAAATATATGACCATATTGTGTAAAAAGATTATGTGCATGCCGAGCGTCACGCAAATGCGTGTTAACATCTCTAGGTATTATAAAACTATTCCACCAACTCATAAGTATATTTATCTTAAAAAATTTGTGCGTACATAATAAAAAAGTAGGAACCTGTAAAGATCCCTACTTTCTTAATTAAACAAGAATACCTGTTTAGTACTATTAGCCAGTAGCTTGTGTGCCGCTGACAGAGTCTTGAGCAGCTCGTGTAATAGCTTCGCCAACTCCGCTAAACTGTTCTTCACTACCAAATTGGATAGCATTATCATAGCGTATACTTAAAGAAACTGTAACTGCGTCACTTGTTGCATATGCTAGTGTGTTGTAGTTTGCTGATTCTAAGTAACAACCTACTAGTTGGAATCTATCAATAATGTTAGAACCATTTGCGCCGTTGCCGCCGTCTAGTATTTCTATTTTAGTAATAAACTTATAAGAACCACCTGATACTGCACTAGACTGTTCAAAAAAGTCAAACTGTCTTTGAAGTTGCTGACCAACAATTTTTTGTACGTTGTTGTTTGCATCTTCACGTAGTGTCAATGTAATTGGCTCCCAATTATGCTTACCTGCAAGATATGTTCTTGAGTTATAAGCATCTAGGGTCATTTGTTCAAAAGTCAAATTAGGACGAGTTACGTCTACTACTTGTCTTGTGATTTCACGGATACCATCTGGTCCGCCTGTTGTTCCAAAGTTTTCAAACATCACTCTAAAACGATATTGAAGTTTTGGCATTAGCAATGAACTATTGCTGCCGCCCCCATCTTCTGTTGGGATTGAAATATTTGTTAATGTTGTAATTGGCATTCTTGTCTCCTGTTACAATAGTATTTATGCATAATAGGATGGGGAATTTTCCCCATCCATTAAGTACGCATATTAACCTAGTGCCGAAATTTCTCCAGTGTTCTTAAGTCTTAGCGGAATGTAAATAAATTCAATCGCCTTAACCGGTTCAATAGCTACGTCTAAGTAAAGTTCGTTTCTATCAACTCTTGCTGGTGTATTGTTTGTTTCATCACACACTACCAAGAAGTCATATACAGCTCTTAATCCTACAAGTTCTAATAGTAGTTGATCAGCAGCTGATTTAATTTGATCTCTTGTTACTTTGTCATTAGGTTCAAACAAGTAAGGTCTTGCAAGTAACTCAAGCTGTCCACGTAAGTACACAGTTAAACGTGCTACGTTTACTCTGTCTAATGCACTTGCATTTCTTGCACGAGTCTTCTGACCAAATACAACTAAGCCAGCACCATTAATAAACGTAATTGGATTTATTTGATTGCTGTATAGTGTATCACGTTGACCAGTGTTAAGTGAAACGCCAACAAATTCGCCTTCGCTACTAATATAACCTGAACTTGTTGCGTTGCTTACGCCACCGCGTCTTGTACCTGCTGGAGCAAACCAGGGGAACGCAACTTGGTCGTTTAGTACAAGTGTACGTAGTGCCATGTGTGAAGCTGGAACTACAATGTTATTTCCAAAGTTATCACTTGTAAAGCCACTTGGGTAATACATGCCTAGATACTCGTCTTTAGACACTGCACCATTATCATTATCTTCAAGTGCACCTCTAACATTATTTGCCCATTCATTCAATGAAGTAGCATCTGGTGTTAAGCGCATTGGTGTGTCGCCTACAACAAACGCAGTCAATCTACGATCTACGTTCAATGTAATCATTTCACCAATTAATTCTGGATAACCCGGAGCTGCAATTAAGTTATACTGACGTGACTCTTCGTCACGTATATCTTGATTGCTATTAACTAAAGATTGTAATGCTTGTACAACACTCTTGCGCTGTGCAAAACGTCCAAATGTACCTGATCCATCTTCGTTATTACCTGAATCTGTTACCCATCTGTGTGGATAGTAACTAGCCATTGGCTCGTCAATTACGTCTGCTGGATCTACACTTTGCGGATCGTCTACTAAGAAACGTCCGTTGGCACCTGCTACATCGACGTAGTTACGTACAAAACGCTTAACATTAAATCCACTTCTACGTGTGTTCCAAAGCAACATACCTTTTGGATATAGTGCAGGATCTGGAGCATCTGGATCTAAGAAATCATTAGTTAGTAACTCGTCAATATCTGCGCCAACAAACGGTCCATCAGTTGCGCCGCCAGTGAGTGACCAACGTGCATCGCCAAATACTATACCGTTTTCTGTAGTTTGATCTGTTTTATCAATCAATACCCATTCTTCAGAAGTGCCATTCCAACGATATACTAGTGGAAAGTTTTCTAAATCTGCTGTACTAATCCAAAGATCTCCATCAACTAATGGAGATGCGTCTGACTGTCCGTCTGCGGCTTTTGGTGCTGATGCGCTTACAATTGGACCTGCTGGGTTTGTATTAGCATAATCTCCATTGTAATTTTGATAACCAACCCATGTAGTGCCATTGTGTATCATGATATCAACTTCATCGATTGTTGAATTGTACCAGCGTTGGCCGTCTTGTGTAAGTGCTAATGGCTCATTTTCAGATGCTGTATAAGTTAATGGCTTCCAGTTTGAAGCTACTAATCCATACTTTGAATCGCCAGTTGGTGCAACAAAAAGTCCAGGTGTTGCTGTAGCTGAATTTGATCCAGCTGCGTTCAAACCTGCCATTCCCATAGCTGCAAACAACCCATCTGTATCATCTATGCGTATGTCGCCACCTAGTTTGTGTTCTATAACTACTTTATTTGTTGCGTTAACATATGCAATTACATTTGTAAATGCTGTACTATTAATCGCAGTAGCTATTAATTCTGCGTCATCTTCGTCGCCAAGTAAAGTAATCGGACCTACAGTTTTATTTGTAAGTGTAGCACTATTAACAATAGTTTCGCCTAAATCAAAGCTATAATCACCTGCAGAAATTGTACTAATTGTATCAGATACTACTTGCGTTGCGCCTGCTCTAAACTTTTGCTGAATTTGAAAATCAATAACAGCTGGTGAAATTTCTTCTTTGTTTGCATTTATATAAATGTCGCCAACTAATAAATTTGTGCCGCCGCCTGTTTTGTCTAGTGCAAATAGTGCAGATTCGTTGCTTGTATAAATCGGAGCAGAAACGTTGCTCCAAAGCTGTGTATCTGTGCTGTACTGCTTTACTCTCCAGTTTGCGCCACCGTTTGGTACTGTAGTCTTAATCCACAAACTACCTGTTGGTGCAGGAGTTGTATCACTTGACTTATATTCAGGTACGCTTGTATGTGGTGCAATAGCCACTTGTGGTGCAACACTAGTACCGTCTGCAATTCCTGCCGCAGCTAACGGAGTACCGGTGCCGTCTGCTAGTACTATATTTGCACCTGTTGAATAAATTTCTAGTATGCCGTTGTTATTGTAAGCACTAACGCCTGCGTTTGTTAATGCACTAGTACCATTAATAGCAGCTACTAAGTCGGCTACAAGTCCTGTGCCGCCCACTGTTATAGTTTCACCATTAAGTGTAAGTGTGTCACTGTTTGTCATTGAAGGATTTTTAGTTGCAGCTGACACTGTAGGCCAACTTGCTTTCCATTTTGCACTACCAACTTTAACCCATTCACCTGAAGTAGTATTAAGTGATCTACCATTACTTTTGTAGTATAAATCATTAGTATTAACAGTAGCATCTAAAGCATATTCACCAATTGAACCTATCGAGCCTCTCGGTCCGCTGCCAGTTACTTCTGTGCCTTCTGTAAGAACTCTTACAACAGCAGTACTAAATGATTGTCCGCCTGTTGTAGTAATTGGTGCTGCATTCCATTCTAAAATGCCTAGTGATGTATTAGTAGTATCAAACCAATGTGCGCCGTCTAAAGGCTCGCCGCCTGGTGCTACTGATGTTGGTGAAAGTTCTGCAAGATCAACATCTGCTCTTACAACATAAGCACGGTTTGTCACTCCAAGTAATGAGTAAGCTGTGTTGAGTCCATATTCGTTTAACTCTCCGCCGTGAATCATGTTACCATTATTGTCTGATTCAAATAGTGCATCGCCAAATAAATCTCCAAGTTCTCTTTGACTTGTTATTAAATAAGCTTTGCCTGCGTTTGCTGCTGTTGTGCCCTGTGCAAGGCCGTTTCCTGATGCTCTTGTTTTATTAGATGCTGTAGCAACAAAGATCATTGGAACAGTTGCTGCCGCTCCTGGTGTGTAGAATGATTCATCAATTACATTGACTTCTACGCCTGGTGATACTAATGCCATTTTTAATCTCCTG